CTACCGGTCGCTTTATATATCCTCCGGCTATAGTAACACCGATACCGGTATCGATCTGTCTGTTGTGCAGGTCAAATGTCAAGTTGTGTCTGACCTGTCCGATGTTTATTTATATACTAGGTAGTGGGTGGTGGCAAATATTAGTGAGTCAAAATATGTAACACAGTTTAAACATTTATTGAGGTAGATTACATTCCATTAGTAAACATACAGGTTCACAGTGTTGTTAACAGCTTAGAAATGTTACATTTTTCTCCTTCGTTTTGTGCTACGTTTGCAGTCACTGGGTAAACATCGTTTACAAACCAAAGTTTGAGGGCATGTTTTAATTGTTTTGTTTTCTAGCTGTCCTCTTTGATACAAAAATCGTTTACCCAATGGTGTCTGAGATAATTCACCAGTTAACTTTTCACTCAAGTTTATTGTCCAAAATGTATACTGTTCGTATGGATCTTTCTTTTCTTTGGGTTTGTCATTTTCTTGACATTTAATGGCAAGACTTTGTAAGTATCTATATTTGTCCTGTATACCTTCTGGAGGTGGTGGAATATACGCGAGATCCCAATCTTCTAATATTCTAGGATTCATCACATTTAAATGAGCAATAATATCAGCTGTTAATGAAATCTTACACAGTTCAACAATAACTTCTACTTCATACTCCTCTGGATGTCTTAGATAGGTTTTAAAGTCTTTAGACTTATAAGTATACCCATTATCTTCTGGTAACGTATCACCTTCTTTATATATAGTTAAACTGAAGTTAATATTTCGCGTATTATCTACTACAGTAATGAAGCAGTCATTACCCCATAAAACACCATTATTGGCTCCTAATGCCCTATGTAAAAAATATGGGCGATTGAATATTCCAGAGTCACTGGAGACAAGTGAGCCACTTGGTGTTGTGTAGTAACAATACGGTCCAATATCCGTTTCGGAAGGATTTTTGGGATTCCAATAGGAACCTGTAGGCAATGTGTCACCATTAACACCTGCTCTGGTTAAATAATGTCTTGCATAAAGCTGTTCCTTTTTAGTACAGAAGAACATTTGATCACCATAAATATCCTTGCCCATTTTGACAAAATCAGGCCAAATACTGATTTCATTCGTAAGCTCTAAAGGTACACTGGCTCTGTCTTGATTAAAATGCTCAAAGTTTGCATTTCCAAATCCTATTTCACACATATCACCATCCTGAATTGTAGTGTGGTGTAGTTCTATTGGAGGACAATCTCCATTATTTTTGTTATGACCTGGACAAAATTCAGCGGTATCCCAGTACTGTCCTGTTGGTGGTGTGCAGCCCACAATACACATTTGAACCTGTTTAGGGTCAAATGCCATATCCTGTCTATAATCCCCATCCTCTGCTTGCTTTTCGGGATATGTTGTAGGATTCTCAGCATCCACATACTTATTAAAATAAGGATGGCCTGTTGCTCCTATACCTAATGGACCACCTCGATCCATTTGAAATCCTACTAGTCTCCATACTAATCGCTCTTTTTCAGGATTATAAACACATGCATCTGTGATAGCAAATTTGTTTGGATCTGGAAATTGTAGTCTAATAACCCTGTACTGATTGGCAGAAACCTTTGGAATTGCTACTTTAGACTCATCGGTAACATCCATAACATCAAAATAAGGATGTCCTACAACTAACAGTCTGTCAGTTCCTGCATGGAAAAAATATCCAGTGCCTTCTACATATTCGTCCGTGTTGTACACCTTTGCAACAGGCTTTTGAGGTGGTAGGTACAGCAATCCTGACTTTGTCCAAGACATCTGAAAAAAATTAGAAAGAATCTGATAGTTTTCGTTTTCTGCGTTTCAGTACACTAGGATGTATTATAAAATCATTAGAATACACATCTACGGATCTTCCAGGTATTAGAGGTACTGAAGGAATATCAGAATTACTAGAAGTTCCTATAGTATTTGCTTCAGCAGACACAAATAATGCGTCTCCTATATCAACCACTATCGGTCGTAATGACCAAGAATTATAAATAGGTACTACAGCAGTTTCGTCAGGTTCCTCTGTGCCCTGCACTACCAAATGTGCATTATTAAACATTTCATTATAGCTGTCTAATAAGTCGCTTTCATTTATGTCAGCTGCTATAGTAGAAGCATCAATCACAGTTTCCTGTGTTGAAGGCTCTATAATAACAGTTGAAGTAGAAGAAAATGGTGATAATTCAATATTATCTATAGTACTTATATCATAGTAGTAATGAACATCTTGACCTACAGTCACACCACTTCTGGTTGTGATTCCACCTCTAGTGCCTAATCTGCTGACACGCACAGTTCTATCAGAGGTGGCAGTTAAAAAAGGGCGGCTAATGCGTCGGATGCCAACAAAGTCTGGATCAGGTGCAGCGGTGACCTCATTCACATCCTGTGCAAATTGTATGGATACCTCTGGGTCAAAGGCGGGATTTTCAAAACCGAATTCGATTGCGCGGGAAACATCACCTAGTAGATTAATATTTCTAGTGGGAACTTGCTGTACAAAACGTCTATAAAACTGTCTTGCTCTATTGTAGTAGGATTGTAGACGTTCAATAGGGGTGCTAGTAGTTGGTAAGTCCTCAATTTGAAATTCATGCACTGGATTTATTGGTTCTAATGGTATTTCCTCACCAAATGTTATAGTTTCCACTGTTGCAAAAGGATTCACAATGACATCAATTGCAGGATCTATGTGTCCAGTTATACTTTCAAATAGAGGATTAATAGTGTCATGTGCAAACACAACCCGTGTTGGCGGAGGATCTGCAGGTGTAACATTTAAAATTGCAACCCCATTTTCTGGAGATTGAAATACTGTAGGATGACTTTGTATTGATGTGGTGTCTGTTACAATGTTTATGTCAGGTATTTGACCTTCCCCAGTTGTCACTATTGTATCTGGTACTGTTTCAGTGAGTGTTACAATGGATGGACTAGTAGGATCAATAATATCTATGGGTCGAACTCCCGATGGATCCACTGGGCGAACTCCTGCACTGATTGGATCTATGCGTACCGAAAACGGTCGCGTTGGTCTAGTGATAGAAGGCCTTGAAATAGTAGGTCTCGACGGGACTGTGGTTGGGGCTATAGTTTCGGGTATTTGCCTTCCCCCAGGTAATGGTCTCACAGAACTAGAGATAGAGCCTTTACCAGTTCCAATACCTAAATTACCCAAAAATATTATACTACTGAAAGCTTGCAAAAGAACATCTGCCCATGTTTTATCTTCCAATTTATTTACTACATCAGGGGGACAGTCACCAGTTATCTTACAATTTCTATACAGATTTTCTGCAGTGTCTCTTTTTAATCTTTTAGCAGCATTCATTATAAAGCATTAAGATTTCCTAGCGTGTATGATGCACCTTTTGGAAACGGAACAGTTTCTATAAAATGTTGTCTTTGATTTGCAGAATTAAAAGCAAGCAGCATTTTATGATTTTTATCACAATCATTGACATGTAAGCCTGTCCAGCTAAATACTGTGCTAATACAAACAACAGAAGCCTGTGATTTTTTAACTCTGTATCTCCAGCATTTTAAGGAATTAGAAGCACCTGTAACTAAAAGGACGAAGGGATCCCTAGCTTCTGCCTTAAGGCGCTCAAGTCTCGTAAGACCTCTTCTTGATACCAAGTGAGTTCCGCTGCCCACTTCTCCAGGAGATGTTGAACTAACGTCTTCTTCCAATCGTCGTCGTTTCGGTCTAGTGGTGGTACGTTCTCCTTGTTGTGCTCGTCGTCGTCGTCGTCGTAACGAAGGTGGGGTCGCGGTGGTTGAGCTAGCTCCTCCCTCTTCGCCTTTTTGTCGTCTTGGGGTTTGCGGTACGGGAACGGCGTCCTTGGAGGAGCTGACAGATCCCTTGTTGGACCCTTGAAGAGATCCGGAGAAGGTGTCTTGTGAGGTGCTAGCAGGAACAGAAGACATGTATTCATTGTTAAAATGCACTGTCCATTCTCCTGTGGTACCATATGTGTAGGCATCAGATGCAAAAATTACAAAGTAATTTTTGTCTCCATGTTTATCTTCATAATAAAGGCCATTTACATCAACTAGACCAGGTGCTTTATACCACATATCATTTTCATCTTGTAAATATAGCCATTTCCAGTTTGTGTAAGGAAATGAATTTTTAGGATTGTGATCAAAATAGACCTCCACTGTATATGCTTGTTTTTTGAATGCGTTTCGTGGAGCAGTGTGGGTTAATTCTGCACTAGTGTCTGTTAATGTCCACTCTTCACTGCCATAAGGAGAGTCTTTCAAAGACTTTAATAATAACACTTGTTGTATAGCTTCTTTGGCTTTGTACTCAGAAACTGAAGTGACCGGTAACGGTTGCAGTCCAAAATTTCTAAAACCTTCTTTTCTACCATAATAATACAATACATACTGCTTTCTAATAATTTCCCAAATTTTAATTTGAGCATCTATTGTTTTAGGATCAGACTCATAAAGATTCATTAGGTTTTCCTGCAGTACATCGAAACGGCTTGTCAAATCGGCCTGATTCATCTTGTGGATCTTCTTTAGGCTCTAGATCAATTTGATTCCCAAGTTTTCTAAAAAAACATGTCCAGGTTTTATTAGTAATTTCATATACAACAGAGCCGTCCTCCTTTAGAGGAAATTTATTAGGAAAGTAAAAAGTTTGTACTCTGCTTCTTATAAATTTTAAACTATCTTCTTTGTCTAGATCTACATTAGTAGTGATTAACATTGGTGGCAATTTCAATTGAGTAGGTGCTCTATGTTTAGCATCAATACTGACTTCATTACCATCTAATGCGCCTCGCATATTTGTATCTAAATACTGCCACCCAGGATAGGTTACATCATCTATAAATCCCATTTTTCCATCCAATAATGGTTGTAACCAAAATGTACTACATCTGTTCATCATAGAAATAACTTTGCCATGTAAAAATTGAATTAAGGAGTTGCATAAATATGACTTTCCTGTGTCAGATGGACCATAGAATACAAGACATTGTTTTTTAGGTATACCTTTCAAAAATGGTCTTAATGCTGTCAAAAACGTAATAAAGCTTATTTGTTGATACTTAAAAAGTTGTGCTATAACTTTCCAATCACCATCATCATCATGCTCATCGCAGCACCGCCATATCCAATCTGAAATACTTAATTCTCTCAATTCTTGTCTTTTATAGTATTTTACCATGCARCAAGCATCTTTTACAAATTTTGCCTGACTGTTATGCTTCAGAAACGCAGCAGCATTTGGATCAAATTCTGCTTGCATGGCATATCTGTAGGCAATGCTTGGCTCATCATGGAGATTGTTATCATAACAAAACTGAACCATCTGACTCAAATCAAACGAGTCTGCATTAGCAGCTGACTCATGACTTAATAAAGTCTGTCTTTTTATCCAATCTGGTAATTCTCCATATTTGAAACAAGCATTTCCAAATGTTTTTTGATACAAAAATATAGCTACTGCAGGACTTCTTGTTCTAGGAGGATCAGAGAGTAGTTGTATTTCTGCACAATTGAAAATAGTACATAGTAGCTTGTTTATAGTTTCACGATTCTTTACAGCTTTAAACTTAATACACAATAACACACTAAAATCACATTCTAACAGTTGAAAGTAATCACAATGACTTTGCAATTGTATTTTACAAGCTTCTATTAATTCAGAGCGGATACAATGAGCATATATTATCCACTGATCGGTACAGGTCTTATTGCTTTTAAAATTTCTAGTTAGTTCTGTAAATGACACTGTAAATTTCTCTTTACATTTAGTGTATAAGACAACCTTATAGTTACCAGTAGTTAGCAAGTTCAGATTTTCATTAATTGTATCATTGTCAGACCTACCACTACCCTCTATATCCACTACCTTTTCATTAGAATTCTCAGCTTCATCTTCTGCAATACCACTGTCGACAAATAACCTCCTTTTGATGGATCTTTGAGGAGTCAAACTTATAGCTTGCAGTCTCGGACTTAAATCTGCGTCCGGCTGCTGAGGAGAGGTGGTAAACTTTCGTTTTAGATCTAGTATAGCAGAGTTATGATCCTCCGTTTCATGTTCATTAAACAATGCCAGGGAATTTCCCTGGCTGCAGTCAACCTCATCTATTAAGTTAGAGACATCAGATCCATCAGTACTGCCTTCAAATAGTTCATCTATACTTTCTAAGCTATCGATACATTCTGCTTCAGTTATAAACCATTCATTACCAGAAATAGTTAAGTCAGTACCTTTATTACTGTCTCCCATTGCGGCAATAAATCTTCGAGCACGGAGGGCACAGCAAACTCAGCTCTCCAATCAATAATTGCTCAAATGTAAGGATTGATAATCTTGATGCTACAACACACAGTCGTACACCTGCTCCACAAGCCCAACAGCAGGTGTCAACTTTATAAGGTACTTGCTCCACCTCTTCTGGTTGTCCTTCAGTGTCAGGCGACAAGGACTCGTTGCTTAAGAGATTTTGTGGTAGAACTAAGCTTTCTAATTCTAGTTCTATATCTCCTGCTCTAGGTGCGGGACCTCTCATTTTCAAATCGACAAAGTCTACAGCAATTTCTCCAATGACAACGAATTAAACAGAAAGGTAGTTCAGCATAACAACAATCAATTTTCTCTATAAAGTCCAAACGTTTATAACAATATAAACACCTTATAATAATTTGAGATAAGGGTTCCTTTAGTAAATATTCTAATGCTTCTCCACTAACAGTACAACGCATAAAATTCTCTCTTTCAAATTTTGCAGATAACTTCAAGCATTTAATACAACAAGCAAAACACTTATTACCCCTCCACACAAGGCTTAAACCTTTGTTAACAAAACCAGCAAGATCTACCAAACTTAAATCAAAGTTACAAAACAAACAAGGAATCTTTACATTAAAGAAAGATACATCAAATGTTTTACAATACTCATCTACACTAGTAGGTGACACCCCAGCCATCGAAAAGAGAGAAAGAGCTTTGCAGAACATGTCTTTTATAGTAACCGGTGCTGGTTGAAAAACAATACCCAGGAAATCATAGTTGCCAACAATGATAGGAGAGATAAATTCCATGACCGAAAGTGGTGCATAGTTTCTTAGGGTGTAACGTTTTCGGTTGGCGCCAAAACTTAAAGGTTTGTTTGAACTTGTACTCACCTGCAGACACTGGAGAGACCG